TCTTGGTAGAAAACGTGTTGCAATAGACTAATGGGGAAACTGTACAACCTTAAAACTCGCAAAAAGGTGACTAATGGTAAACCTTTAGTTTTTAAGGACTACAGTCTGAAGATCATTTTCGAATGCCCTGAGGGTCATCTCTTTGCTGAAGAGTACTATTCCGAACAAATAATGAAACACGGGATGGATGCTTGTCTTAAAGAGTCTATAAACATAAATGAAAAGAGATACTGCCCAGAATGTGATGAGGTTGTTGAGATAGGAAGAAGACCGAGAGATAATCCTGAAGTACCTAAATAATAGTATGAAAGAAAGACAAAATCAGCACTTTTATCATCTATATTTAGTTCGTACAAAAGGTCTAAAATCCATAATCTACAGAGTCATCCACAACTCTTATTTCGATTCAGTTGCATTTATATCAGAATATGGTTCAGTTATAGGGATAGATAGACAAGGTGCTTTTTTGGATTATTTGGATGAGTACAAAAGAAATCACGAAGTTATAGCAGTCAAAAAAACAGACACTTTTTTTGTAGAGGAAAATATTGCTTTCGAAAGATTTTTCAAAATAAAAAATGTTAGAAGGACTCCATTTTACGATTACCGAAATATTATTCAAAGATGGATAAATAAATTTGGTGAGAAATTAAGAATAAAATGGATTAAAAATTTACAGATAAAAAACAAGAAACGTATTTGCTCAGTTCAGTTTATTATAAATATGTTTGACGTTTCTGAAGAAATAAGTTATAATGATAAAAGTATTGATTGGTTTCTTGATCATGATATTTATGACTTCTTGAACCTGCCTAAAAATATAGAGGTGTGATATGCCAGCTTATGATTACAAGTGTAACAGTTGCGAAAATGTATTTGAACAATTTAGAACTATATCAAAGAGAAATGAACCAAGTGAATGTCCAGAATGCGGATCGGCAGAAGTTGAGATGTGTTTTGGGAATAGTTCAGTAAAAATCGGTGATCCAGTACATTTAGGTATTAAAAAAATTGATGATGGATTTAATCAACTTCTTAAAAATATAAAGAAAAACCATCCAAACGGTGGAATGAAATTAAGATAAACTAATGCCCAAAAAAGCAAAAACAACAATAAAAACAAAAACAACTCCTAGAGAGAAACCAAAAATGGATTTACGATTGTCTGATATTCAACCAAAAACCGAGAAACAACAAATAACCTTTGAACAATATCACAAAGGGAAAAACTTTTGCCTTCACGGAATGGCTGGAACAGGTAAGACTTTCATGGCCATGTATTTATCATTGAATGAGGTTCTTTCTAAGAACTCAAAAGCAAGAAGGATTATCATTATCCGTTCAGTAGTTCCGACAAGGGATATTGGATTCTTACCAGGAAGTATTGAAGAGAAGACAAATGTGTATGAAATGCCATACAGTAATATATGTACAGAACTTTTCATCAATAAGAATGCTTATGAAGATTTGAAAGATGCTGGTAAAATTGAATTTGCAACTACTTCTTTTGTTAGAGGGTTGACTTTTGAGAATGCAATTGTTATTGTTGATGAGTGTCAGAATATGACTTTCCACGAATTGGATTCAATCATCACAAGGTCTGGAAATAATTGTAGGCTACTTTTCTGCGGTGATTTCAATCAATCGGATTTAGGAAGGAAGTCTGGGATAACCGAATTCATGGACATTCTCTACAAGATGAAATCTTTTTGTATGATTGAGTTTGACCAAAATGATATTGTAAGGTCTGGGTTGGTGAGAGAATATATCCTTGCTAAAAACGATTTACCAGATGAATACACTGAGTTCTGGAGAGATAACACAGAACACTATGAAGAACAATTTGAAGACCAACAAGGATCAGAAGGTTTTTTGGATAAAATAAAATTATTTTAAAATGGAAAGAATTTATAAAGTCAAAAAAGCATTAGAATTTTTAGCTAAAGTTTTAGTGGATTCAATTGTCTTTATAGTTGACTTAATGAAATGGATATTTTTAGTTGTACTTCTAGTTTCATGGACATTTTCTGCGTTTGTATTCATATCCACAATGAGATTCTTTGAAAAAAAAATCAAATAAATTTTAAGAAAGTATTGACTTTCTTTAAAAAATAGTATATAATTAAAGTATGAAAATATTTAAACACCAGAATATTGAATTAGGGTATTCTGATTTAAACTCCCAAACCACAGATAGTGGACGTAAATATATAACACCAGAAGGTAATTCCTACCCATCGATTACTACAGTGCTGTCAGCAAAAGGAAATCCAGCAATAGAAGCATGGAAGAAAAGAGTTGGTGAAGAAGAGGCAGCAAGAATATCAAAAGTTGCTACAACTATTGGAAACGCATTACACGATAATTCTGAGAAATACCTAAAAAACGAAATGACGAAAGAAGACTTTTCAAATTTATCTAATATGGATAAGTGGATGTTCAAGAGTTTCAAAAACCTTTTAGATAGAATTGATAATGTGATTGCTTTGGAAACTGCTCTTTATTCAGACAACTTGAAGATTGCTGGAAGAGTTGATTGTATTGCTGAGTTTGATGGAGTTCCTGCTATTATTGATTTCAAGAATGCAAAGAAACCTAAAAAAGAAGAGTGGATTGAAGATTACTTTTTACAGGCAACATTCTATTCCTATGCCTTCTATGAAAGAACTGGTAGATTGATAGAAAATATAAGAATCCTTGTATGCGTCAGAGACGGTCAAATACAGGTGTTTGAAAAAAACGTTAAGGATTATATTAAAAAACTTGACAAACGTATTAAAGAGTATTATAATCGATCCTAAGGATGTAATATGAAACAATATCCGTACAAAACTTGCCTCAGATATCCAGGAGGTAAGTCAAAAGCATTAAAAACTCTTGCCCCTTGGTTCCCTTCAGGTATGAAGGAATATAGAGAACCTTTCATTGGAGGCGGATCCGTTGCCTTATTAGTATCTCAAAACTTTCCAGATATGCCTGTGTGGGTTAATGACAAATATGTATATCTATATAACTTCTGGACTCAATTAAGGGATAACGGTCAGGAACTATCGGATAAACTCTTAGAAATTAAGAAGAGTGTTGAAGGTGATGATAAAGAGGCAAGAAAACTTTTTGACGATCATAAAAGGAAGATATCTAAATCTGAAGGGGTTGATCAAGCAGTTTCCTTTTTTATTCTAAATAAATGCTCATATTCAGGACTTACAGAAAACTCCACATTCTCAGTTCAAGCATCAAAGGGAAACTTTTCTCAAGTCGGAATCAAAAAACTCCCAGCATATTCTAGAATAATACAGAACTGGAAAATAACAAATCTTGATTACTCTGAATTAATGAAGGAGGAAGGGAAAGATGTTTTTGTTTTTCTTGACCCTCCATATGATATAAAATCATTTCTATATGGGACAGATAGGAAGATGCATTCAAATTTCTGCCATATAAGATTTGCTAAAGATGTTGAAGAATGTAAACACAAATTTATGATAACATATAATGTGAATGATTGGATAGTTGAAAGATATAAGAATTTTTATCAAAGGGAATTTCTTTTACAATATTCAATGGTTCATAGGAAAAACAATAAGAAGTCGGAACTTCTTATATCTAATTATAATGTTGCCCCTGAGGCAAATACACTACAATCTTTTTTTGAAAAATGAGGTAAAATGCGACAAAACAAAACATTACAGGAAAATATGGAAGATTTTTTCCAAGAAATTGAAGACCGAGTTTACAAGTATGACATCGGATGGTTGGAAGCTATTCTAGAATACTGTGAAGATACAGGACTAGAACCAGATAGGGTATCTAAATTAGTATCCCCAAACCTAAAGAGTAAGTTGGAAATGGAGGCAAAGAGTTTAAACTTTATTAAAAAGAGTTCTAAATTGCCTGTATGATTGAACAAAATAAATACAAGAATCTAGAAAAGTATTTCAAAATATACCATTCTATCAGATTACACTTTACTACAAATTACGATTTTTTTAAGTATAGGGGTAAGACTGCAAAGTTTGGTAATGTAATGAAGAAAAGAGGAAAGAACTTTATTTTCAGACTTGAGAAAAAGTATGGAGATGAATTCGCAAACTTCCTTGTATGCATGTTTACTTATCATGATAAAAATGATTGGAGATTGGATCAGTTCATTGGAGTTGAAAATGAAAAGATTTACGATCAATGGAAATCTAAAATGACCTCATTACCTTATTACTTTGAGCAAGATTTAAATTTTCTAAAAGATTTGAATGTTCCTTTTAATGATATGTTTAAATGTACAGTTATTAAAAATGGCGTTAAATCTAAATCACATCCTTTGATATTAAAGCATTATATTAAAGAAGATATAAATTTGGAAACTTTAATTGTTATTGATATTGTTTTAGGGTATTTTCAGCACTGGGATAAGAGCATGGAAAATGATTTTATGTGGAAAGATTTACACTTCAAAATAAAGAAGTATAAACCGTTCCTGACTATTTCAAAAGAAAAATACAAAGAAATATTAAAAAAAGTTTTTGTTTAGTATTGACTATTTTACAATTTTAAGTTATAATAGTAATGACTTAAATTTATTAGGAGTATATTTATGAGTTTTGCAAACCTAAAGAAAAAACGAAAAAGTAATTTTGATAAACTGAAAACGCAGTTAGAAGGTTTATCAACTAAAGGTGGAAATACTGAAGAAGAGTATTGGAAACCTGTATTTGATCACGATGCTGGAGTTGGTTCAGCAGTTATCAGATTCCTTCCATCTAAAGATAGTGATGAACTCCCTTGGGTGAAAGTTTTCTCTCACTATTTTCAAGGGCCAGGTGGATGGTATATTGAAAAGTCCTTGACTACTATTGGGCAAAAAGACCCAGTATATGAGTTCAATGGGACTCTATATAATTCCGGTGATGAGGCATTAAAGGCGCAAGGTAGAAAGCAGAAAAGGAATGTTTCCTACTATGCTAATATCTATGTCGTGAAGGATCCTGCTAATCCTCAGAATGAAGGAAAAACTTTCTTGTATAAGTTTGGCACAACCATCTTTAACAAGATTACAGAGGCAATCTCACCTAAGTTTGAAGATGAAGATGCAATTGATCCATTTGATATGTGGTCGGGTGCTAATTTTAAAATAAGAATGAAAATGAAAGGTGATTACCTAAACTATGACGATTCTGCTTTTGATAGAACTTCTTCACTTCATGATGATGAAGACTTTCTAGAAAAAATTTATAATGAAATAAAACCTTTAACAGATTTCACTTCCCCTGATTCTTTTAAGACTTACGATCAATTGAAAGCAAGACTTGATAAAGTTTTGGCTAGAAATCAAGCACCAGTAAAAACTAATGACTCAACTCAGGTAGTTGATATTGATAATGTTCAAGCATCCCATGTTGCCGATTCTACTGAAGAAGTAGTTTCTGACCCTGATGATGCTTTAGCGTTATTTGAACAACTATCACAGTAAAACTCATATGGGGTGGGAATATCCCACCCCCTAAATAATAATATGAAACCTATTATATTGATTGATAGATATGTTGACCAAGATGAAACAGTAGTTTTACCCTTTAAAATATTAAATCAATATGTTGTGGAAGTTTTTTTGGACGATGAAGATCAAACTCCAGTGGAGAATGTTTATGTTCAGGGGGATAGGTTATATTTTAGAAAATTTTACGATAACCATGACTATCCGTCAAAGGTTTGGATAAAATATATCACTAAGGATTTTTAATGAAGGATGATATAAAAAATCTTTCAGAAGAAATTCAACAAATGGAATTAAAATTAGTAGATCGTATAGTTTCAAAAATAGAGGATCTAACTTTAGACATTAATATAACTGAAAAAAAACTTACAAGTCCTGGGAAATTTAAAAAGTATATTGAAGACCACCCAAGGCTTCAGATAAAGTATGAAATACATTATCTGAATGAAAGTTTGAGTATAGACCCTATAGATAAAAAAATACTTTACAGGAATGATGGAGTAGGTTATGATTTCATAGAGATATCAAATATTCATTATATTAAATTGAGAATGTCTGTAGTGAATAGGAAAAAATATTTTGAGATGGTTAATAAAAGAAAAATTTTGGACGAACTTTTAAAGTAGGAGATGATGTGCCAGTTAAAGTTAGTTATGCATATTGCGATTGGTCGGATGTAGAGGATATAAGGAAGCAAATTAGTAAATGTAAACCCGATGAAAAGGAAATTACTAAATCAAAAGAGAAAAAAGATGTCAAATGAAAACTTAATCAAAATAATAGAGAATACTATACTCAACGATTTCCAAAAAAGTTTAGAAATTGAAAAAAAGTATCATCAAGAAGCTGAAAGAATGGAAAGAATTGGTTTAGGGAGATCGAACGGATATTTGGAATTGATTGAAGAAAAATTGTCAATAAGTTACTTTACAGCATATTTGTATAGATTGTTTGAAGTTATAAGAAAATTAGAACCTTCAACTATCAAAAGTATTTCTCCGGAAGAAATGAGAATAAAAAGAAATGTTCAAATGTGGAAAAAAAGTGATATAAAAAATATTAGAAAGATGAGAAAAAAAGTTGGTAATGGTGGGGTAGATTTGATGAAAAGGTCTATCAATAATGGTATTTCAAGACTCAATAAATATATTGAAGTTTTGGCTGCAGGTATAAAGGATTTATGATGGAATTTGATTTACTTAGTTTGTTTTTAATTATTTACTTAGCAAATTTGCTTAATGATTTTACTTTTTTTGTTTTTAATGTTATAGTGCAATACTATAGGATGAGAAGTTCTAAAAGGAATATGGATCTTCTTAGGAAAAATTTAGAAGCAGCAATGAAAAGTGGTATTGGTAGTGATGGTGGAGGAAAAAAATGATAACTAATTGTGAAACTTGTGGCGTTGAATTTCAGAATGGGGATTTCGTTTCGGGAAGACAGTACTATTCATGTTCCCGTTGTAGGAAATATAATAGAAAAACTAATGGATATACTCCCTTTGAATTTCTCAGGTCTTTAAAAGCAAAGATGAGAGACTCTAAATTGGTTAATCAAATTTGGGAAAAGATACACCATACAGTTTTGGACGTTTCTGGTGGGGAAGTTTTTGAATTATCTTGCTACAAAGAAAAAGATTTTGATAAAATGCTTTCCATTCAAAATAAAAATAGAGATTATTATAAGGAATTTAGTAATCATACTGAAAAAGTTACTGTAAATGATCAAACTTTTTATTGGACGGTTTACTACAAGTAAGGTTTGAAATGTCTGAAAAAGATGATGACATATATGTTTACGTTCATTTTTTAGATATCGGTTCATCTGATTCACCAAGAGCTAACATGTTAATGGTAGAGAAACAAGATATTGTGGATATGTTTGAAGCTTCAACTCATACTGAAACTATTGCTTATGAGCTTTCGGAAATGGATCCTGAAAAGTTTTTCCCAATGGATGGATCATTAGATGAAGAAGAGTCCACATATATTTTATTTAAGGTTTAGGTGATGGTTTTATTTTTAGGGAAAACTGATGTTGGGAAGTTATTTGTTGAATGTTCAGCTCCAATAGTTGGTTGTGAAGAATGTTTTGTATTAATTCATAAAGCAGATGGTATTGCTGGAGATTCTGTAATTTTAGGTCAATATAGAAATTTGACAGAAGTTAAAGAAGCAGCAAACAAATTTCTGGAAGAGGAGATTCCTTTCTAATGGAAACTTTTATAGAATATTACATTTTGAATATTGTCATTTGGGGA